AGATAGATAATGCTACTGGCAGCGTACTTAAGGCCGCTCCCACCGCCCATCTCTTTAGTAGGAACATAGGAACCGATGACATCATAAGTATGGTTTGTGACGATAAGGGGAACATTAGCTTGACCAAGCTTTAGTGTGAGCATTCTAAATGCGCCTTTGATGAGTTGGGATTTAGTCATGTCTCTGATGTTTTTATCCGCCAGAGCATCTCCAATTTCCTTCTCAGTGGACAGCATTCCAAGAGAGTCTAGCACAAACATCATGGGCTGACGCTTGTCCTCTCCTAACTTTAAATATTTATCTACACACTGGAGTGTTTTAGTTCTAAACTCTTCAATAGTTACAACATTTATTACAACTACCCTGTCGGTATCGATGCCTCGTGATGAAAGGAGAGTAGGTGTAATAGCAGACTCAGTGTCAAAATAGAGGACAACAGCGTCAGGGTTATTGTCAAGGAAATTTCGGACCATCGCAAGAGCGAAGAAAGTCTTACCTGTAGCTGATTCACCGGCCAGAGCAGTAATCTTATTAGCAGAAATACCGCCGAAGATACTACCAGAAACAAGAGCATTAAAGATATACGAACCAGTGTCCACGTATTCCTGAGTTTCGTCAATAGCGCTTGCCAGAGTTGCATGCTCGTCTCCAATGTCTTTTATGATGTCTTGAATGAATGTCATGTGAGGGTGTAGTGCTTCGAGGGTTAGGTAGTATTCACGGGTGTCTAGACCCCCGTGGTGTAAGTCATAATAGAGTTCTAGTGCTTCCCATATAGTCACGAGAAGAAGGACTCTAAGGTGTTGGTTTGCTCGGTGTTCCAACCAATGGTGTCTAGAATCATTTTAAGTGGGTCGATGAAACCTTTCTCAAACATTTTATCATAGTCCAGGTATTGATTCAACTTGAACTCCTTAGGGAACTCGTTGATGAACGAGATGACGTTCTCTCCAATTGGATTTGGTACCTTGAGGAAGACAAACTTTATCTTCTCTCCGTCTGGTATAAGGTTGTACTTGTTAGTCAGGTCCTTTTCCTTCAGTTGGTGGTTGAACATAATAGCCCCACGGATGTGCATCGGTGTGGACTTCCGGTAGAGGGTTGCCGAGTCAGTGAACTTCTCTACGTTGTTGGCAGTGCGCGGGAACGCCACCACCTCAGTGGGTAGTGCCGCGTGCTCCTTGCGTGCTTTATCAATGTAGGCGATAAGCTCCGCCTCGGTGCCACTCATAATGATGTTGAGGGACTCTTTGATGTAGCCCCGACACGGCGCAGGAGTGGAGGACTTCACAGCCTCAATGCCCATCATCTTTAGCTTAGGTTGCTCGTACCTGACACCTTCGTTGTCCCATACGTTTAGGATGTAGCGTTTCTTTGCTGTCCAGATACCCTTTTCAGCAATACACTCACGTTTCATCACCAGTGTCCTTTCGTGACACTGAAGGTAGTCCGAGAACTCGTCATAAGACTCGTCGATGAAGGGAACTATCTTGCTCTCGCAGAACTGGTTTAGAATCTCGACAATTCGTTCTCTAGGGAGAGTTGATTCCCGATTGACCACGCCAACCAGATCCCCAAGATCCAGATAGATAGAGTCAGTATCCGACGCGATGACATAGTCCTTAGTGGCAGTGCCCAGCACCTTATTTAGATACTCGTTTATCTTCCGTTCAATCCATCTAATGGCTACCTGCCCTGTAAGTGTAATAGCTTCTGCATTATCGAGACGATAATGGCGGAAGTACTGGTTCCCAAGAGCACCATAAAGACTATTGAGTTGAATCTTTCGCGCCATCTGGAAGTTGGACCACTTCGATATCTCCTTGGCAAGTTCTTCTGTTGGCTTGTGCTCATAGCGTTGCTTGCACTCAAGCATATTCTGTTTGTACTGGACGCGCTCATCATAAATGGTTTTTACTAGTTCGGGCATAAACCCAGTTATGTTCGTGGTATACATAGCACCGTTGGCAGCAACTGTTATGTCACTGGGCGTCGTGCCTTGGATGTCAACCTCTTTGTTCACCAGCTTAGTGATGTCAATGCCAGCCACCTTCTCGTGCTTATGATCCAGCAGCGTCTCTGGTGAGACGTTTAGGAACCTAATAAGGGAAGGGTACAGGCTGTTCAAGTCAAAGGACACCACCCAGTCGTACGCGCCTGGGACCGGCTCCTTCACGTATGCCCCGGCGTATTGGTCGTTCTTGCTACTCTCGTGCCGTGGGGGCAGCACGATGTTCTTCTTGCGTAGATAGTTATAGATAATAACGTCCCACAGTCTCACCTGAGCAAAGGTGTCAGTGTAGTTGCAGTGGGCGTCGTAAGCCATCAACATAATGAGGTCGATGAACTTCATCTTCTCCTCCAGTTTGTCCACCAGGTCAACGTCAACCAGGTTGTAGTCAACAAACTTATTCCACCCATTGGTGTAGAAGTCTTTGAAGGTGTCAAACTCAGAGTGGTCTAGCTTCTTCTCCCCCAGCTCAATCTCAGCAATAACGTCCAGCCTGTATGACTCCCTGTTGGTGTAGGTGTTCTTCTTATACACGTCCAGGTAGTCCAGGACACTAACACCAGCGATGTCATACTTCTGATGGGGTTTGCCCATGGAGTTGTGTATTATATCACTGTCTACCATGTTCCACGGAGACAGACGTTTGAGCGTCTTCTCTCCACACACCTTTTGTATTCTGTTACAGATGTAGGTTATGTCAAACAGCTCTACGTTCCAACCAGTAATAACTTCCGGTTGAACACTTGCCCACCACTCAACAAAGGTAGAGAGAAGAGCGTGCTCGCTCTCACACTCCACGTACTCCACGTCGTCCCTGGTACAATTGTAGGGACGGGAGCCAAAGGTGATAAGCCTTTTAGTCTTGAAGTTCTTTAGTGTAATAAGAAGAATCTCTTCCTCTGCTAGTTCAGGTTTGGGGAACCCGTTCTCAGAGGAGGTCTCAATGTCCAGAGACCATAGTTTAATCTTGTTCTTGTCGTACTCAATATCCTCAGGGTAGTCTTCCGCCAGGAACTGATACAGGAACCTCTCAAAGCCATACACGGTGGTGCCATCGACACCAGCATAGTCTCTCAGGAAGTTCCTGCAGTCCTTGGGTCCACCCGGTTGGATAGGTGCAACATACTGCCCGTCTAGAGTCTTGTACTCTGTTTCTTTCTTAGACGGCAAAAAGAGGGTGGGTTTGTATGGAATCCTGTCCATAAAGTGCCCGCCCTTCTCGTCATCCCAACCCCTTACCAGGATTGAGTTGCCATACAGTCTGGCAAATGTATAGAACCTCAAGCCTCGTACCTCTTTGCTTCTTCGCGGCGGTGCTGTAGGTAGTCTAGCACATCATCTCTGATGTGCATCAGGTCAGCAAGACAACCCAGATCCTTCGCTTGGTTACGAAGGTCTGAGTCGGGCTTGGATACAGACATAATCATAAGATCTAGTCCGTCAATATATTGGGTCCTCTGTGTAGCGAGGTTCGTATTCGTCGTCTGTTCCATCGAGGATAGGGTGCGGATTGTCTTCCTCATTGAGTATAACGCGTTTGGGTTCCTTTTTGAAGTCCTCCAGCGTCTTACCCAACTTCTTAAGATATGCTTCCGTTACCTCAGGGGAGGGTTCACATACTGTAAGCAAGTCCTCACTCCTAAGGAGGATATGATCCTCCTCAGTATAGTCAGGCCAGGGAGTCAGTGTAACTTTTGTCTTTCCACCAACAAGGTAGGGACAGGTACAATGGACTCTTGGTTCATGATCCAACTCGTCTGTCTGTGACACCAAACTCTGTCCTGTTTTCAGGACAAGTAGTGCAATAGAAGACATCAGTCAGTAGTCTCAGCAGTGTTCTCGGGGTTCATCTCGGGCTCCTCTTCAGGTGCCTCGGTTGCATCCAGTTCAGCAACCTCACCCTCTACAACGCCTTCGCCTGCGTCAGGTCCTTGTGGATAGACGACGCCTTCCCAACCAGCAACAACATCAGGGCGAGGCTCCAAGATAGCCACGATATGATCTGCACGGACAGAGAACTCAGCCTCGTTAGAAACCAAACAATATGGCCCAAAATTCACGGAGATTTCCTGTGTCTCCTGATCCTGGTTATAGAATACCATACGAGGTTG